AAGTTGACGATGATGATGCTTAGACAAGCAATTCCAATTATTTCGTTGTACATCTTTCTTTCATTAATTTTACTACACGCAGAATCTCCCTGACTGAAATATCCGTTTGGCGGTGGATTGCTCGTGCTGACATTCCGCTGCACCAAAGTTTGAATAACTCCCTTTCATAGAAATATGCTGATTCAGTTACCTGATTTATTTTGTTGATTCGTTTTTGTTCGATTCGTTCATCTTCTTCCCGTTCCAAAAGAAGGTCGGGTTCTTCAGACAAGTGCAGGTCATAGACATCGTACTGATCATAAATCCGAGATTCACCAAAGGGATGCCGGTTGCCGTTGATACAAAGGTACAAAAGACGGATTGTCCAAAACTGGATGTATCCGTCGTTGTATATTTTCTCAATTTGTTCATCAGGTTTTTGCAATATGGTCAGAAAGTAGAATTGATAGAGTTCCCTTGCCAACTCGTTTCCTTTGGCGATGTTCTTCGTGGCTTTGGTCAGCCATTCCGCTTTAGAGAGTTCCTCTATGATTTCCGCTTTATTCACATTTTCTTTTCAATACTACAAATATAACCATTCTTTTCGTATTTTTTCTTTATCCTGAGCATCTCATCCTCCGACCGGAGAATATGTATTGACGAGCTTAGACCTTTCGTGCAAATGCAAACCCAGTAAGGATAAAGATTCGACATATAGTTTGTTGGTTGTTCGGTCATATTCTATAAGTGATTCGTACACTTGAACGGAGTTGATGATGGTTGAGTGATCACGGTGAAGAATCTTGCCGATGGAAAGATAGGTCATCTTCAAATGCTTTCTACATAAATAGCAAAACAAGTGCCGAGCATCCATAATGTTTTGAGTGCGAACCTTATCCACGATTGCATCAGGTGTGACATCATAGACGATTGCAACCACTCGCATCGCCTCAGTCCACTCGGCATCTATCTCGTTGATCTTGCATCTTGGTTTGATGATTTCGTCTTTGAGTTTTTTGACCTCGTCAATTCGTTTTTGATTGAGTTCTGCGATTACTCCTTTGAGCCGTCTGACTTCTTGTTTTAGCAAATGGATCTCCTGGTAGTGGTTCATAGTCGTTCTTGATACATTGTGCGTTCACCGATGAATGTCGTTGGTATTGTGTAGCATTCCCCGTGACGATTCTTTGCGATAATTAGTTCGGCTTCTTCTTGCTGGAGCTTCTCACCTGAATAGTATGCCGGGCGAAATGGGAACATCACAACATCCGCATCTTGCTCAATACTTCCACTCTCACGGATATCGCTGAGCATAGGTCTTTTGTCCGCTCTCTCCTCACATTTTCGTGATAACTGAGCCAATACTATGACTGTGATATTTAGTTCCTTAGAAAGCAATTTTAGGTTTCTTGATATTTCTGCAATCTCTTGTTCACGGTTTGTTTTTGTTCCTTTGATCAACTGGATGTAATCAATCACCAACAACTCAAGTCCGTGTTTCGCTTTGTGAATCTTCGCCTTTGATTTAATTTGTTGGATACTACAATTTGGATCGTCATCAATGTAGAATTGCACCGTCTGATTGTTGGCTGAATTGATTAGTTGCTGAACTTCAAACTCACGAAGGTTTGCATTGCGAATCTTCCAATTGGCAAGGTCGGTAATCAATGATAAATATCTTTTGACAAGTTGCTCATTGCTCATCTCCAGCGACAAGAACAATCCCTTTCCACCAATCTTGGCGAAGTCATACATCAGCGACAAAGCGAGTGCCGTTTTACCTTGTCCCGGTCGTGCAGCCATTACAATCAAATCACCGTTGTTCCATCCTCCCAATACTCGGTCAAGTCCTGCCCATCCCGTTGGTCTTCCCGTGAGCTTGTCACCTCTTTGCACCGCCTCGATGATAGCATCAACGGTCTTGTTGGTAACTGATGAAATCTGAACGGGGTCATTAATGGTTGTGAACTTTGTGTTGTCGACTATTGTTTGCACATTGGTGAGAATCTCTTTCAAGTCCGAAGTCAAATCCAAGTTGGTGATGTTCTCAATAAATTGTTTCTTCAGGTACTTGTGTTCAAGTGCTGGAAGGTGACTGCTGATGTTTGGAACACCATAAACATTCTGCGTGAGTTTGACGATGGTCACCATCTCAGCACGGCTGAACTTCTTTCCCAAAGTTAGCACATCAATCTCATCGTTGTTAATGTACATCTCCAGCATTGATTCAACAATGCGTTTGTTCAGGTTGTCTTCAAACCATTGCGATTTGATTCTCGGCAACATTGCACGAGTTTGGTCGTAGAATAGTAATTGACCAATTATGTAGTCCTCAAGTTCGTTCATCATATTCTTTCAAAGAAAACACTTTTCGGTTGATAATTTGTGGAGATGTCACATTATTTGAAAGATTATTATTTTTCCAAGTCCTGACCGCTGCCTTCCAATTCTTCATTTTGTTTTTACCAACTAACCATCCGTTACTTTCATAATAGTCAAACCATTTTTCAGATACATCAGCCATTCCAATTTCTAACATATAGGTTTTTAACTCTGATAAAGTTGGTTTTTCAAAAACAACTCTTTGTTTCTTTATATCTTTATCAATATCACTACCAATAACAATATCTCTATCGGCATTTTTGGTATCATTTGGTATGCCACTTGATGCGGTAGCATCCCATCGCATACGAGCATTGTCAGAATTACGCTTCCTGATTGTTTCGTATTTATCTAAATCACGCTTTAACGCTTGTCTAATTGGTTCAAATGCAATCTTTGTTATCACGCTATCACTTTGCGGATTAAGGTCGTTTACATAGCGTAAAATGTGCTTAAACAAATCACCAGCTTGTTCATCGGTTAGTTGCTCAACCGTGTGAATTATATCGCAGTAGATCAAGAATGATTTTTTATCCGTTGCCATTGTCGTTAATGTAAAAAAAGCGTTGAAGTTTTGATTTGTTTTGATTTCTTTTTTTGTGACGAATGTATGATTCGCCAACATCTTGACACGCATTTATCAAAGATTTGTATTTTGTTCCCGTTACAATATCAATCACTGGCTTTGATGCTGCCAATCTATTTGATTCAAATAAATTATTCTCGTATGCGTGGCGAATGTTTTCACTTGCCGTTACCCATTCAAGGTTATCAATATGGTTGTTTAATTTGTTACCATCCTTATGATTTACTTGTGGCTTGTTCTCAGGGTTTGCAATAAACGCCTTTGCGACTAATCGGTGAATTGTAACTTGATGTATTTTGCCATCAATATATAATGACACAAATTCGTATTTTAATCCCAATCCTTGCAATTTTGGTTTTAAAATTAACTCATCACCACTTTTGTAGCTTTTAACTCGTCCCCTACTGGAGATTTGGTAGATACCATTGCTATCAGCAATAGACATCCAATTTTCTATGTGTGTTCCCATTTTTTTGCATAAAAAAAGCCCTCAGAATAGAAGGTTTACGGGAACACAACTATTCGGAAGGCAAGATGTTTTGATTGTAGACAAACCCGCATTTGTCAATCACTGTACAAATATAGCGTATTACTTTGGTTGTTCCAAATTATAATGTGGCTTCGCTTGGTTGTACAAATGAATCACCTTTGTCATAGAATATCCCATCTTCTTCGATATCGTCAACTAGGTGTATTGGTAGTCGTCACGAAGTATGGCAATTGCCCAAATCAAAGCATATCGTTCGTTCATTGTCGATCAATAAATTCAGCGTATTCCATAGCGTCTTGCTCATTCTCAAATGTAGCAAGTAATTGTCCGGCAAAATACACACGCCACTTGATGATGTTATTTATTGATGCTCTTACCACGAGTGCTTTGAGTTTTGTCATCGTTCAGTTCTTTTAGAAAGTTTGCTTGTAGTTCCCAAGTTTTCGCACGGTCATTTGCTTCCGCAATTTTTGACCTGATCTCCAGCAGTTCGGTTTCATAATCCCAAATCAAACGATTCTTGTTTGAGATTTTTTCAAGTAGCTCATCTTCTCGCTCGGTTGTTTTGTGCAACTGGAGAAGGACGATGACAAACAAGATTGCCATTCCGATAATTAAGTAGTTTTGTATCATTTGCTTTGTTGTTTATTGTTTGTCATCGTTGATAAATTTTTCTTTTAACTTTTGAATTAATAGTTTTGAATACACAAATAACTCACTCAATTCTTCTGTGTCGTTTTGAGATTGTATGTGGTCAATTGCTTCTCTTATGTGTCTAATTGCGTTACTATACCCACTAATAAAAGTATCATCATATTTTTCCTTTGGTGCAAAAAATGGGTTTTGCAAATTTTCTTCTCTGTTTGTCATTGCAGTTTGTTGTTTATTGTTTATCATTTGCTTTTTCCTTTGTAAAATTTGTGTTTATAGATTGCCTTCGTGTAGGTATCAAATTCTGGGATGTAGTTGTCCCGTTCAAATTCATACGGTGATGCCTCGGGCAAGTTGTCAAAGTCATTGAAGTATTGTTTCAACTTCCAGTACACGAACATCACCGCAATGGTGATGGGTGTGATTACGAGTAAGAATATCAAATCCATAAATCAAAATAACAAATTAATTTTCATAATAACAAATTTATTTTATAGTAGAGTTGGTGAATGAACGATTTATTTAGTGATTGACAAAAATAGTTCTCCAGCCGCAGCCAACTTCTCGTCAATGATTTCTTGGATATCCTCCTCCAAAGTGATCAAGGTTTGCGTGAGCTTCTTTCCGTGTGGCATTCGTGGATCATAACTCACGAAATACGCTTCTTCCATCTCCGTTGCAACCATACCCATTTGAACTTGCCAATAGTATTCCGGTCGTTTAGATTTGAGTTGTTCGTTGTTGGTGATGAATGAGTTCTGAAGGTGGTTTCCGCTATTGAATGGGCATTTGATTTCAACCAGGTGTGTACCAAGTGCATCAGGTGAATACCCTCCCCATTCTCCATAGGTGATGAAGGTGTATGTTTCTGCACCGTAGTATGTGTAAAAGTCATCGGTCTGCTGAGAGAAGTATTGGAACGCTTCTTTCTCGTGTTCCTTGCCCCAATCCAAAGCACGACCATACATCTCCGCTTTTTGTCCGGTTAAGTATTCCGCTGCCTTCTCAAAGATAAATGTCTTCGCAGTTTCTGAGAGATACTCCGATTTGTTTTTCGGAGTACCCATCAGTTTATGGATTTCAGATGCCGTGAAACGAGAGCTTCTCAATTGATGCCAATCGTCCTCGTTCAAATTAGTGTGAATTGTTGGAAGTTGAAGTTTCATTTCTCACCAATTAAAAGTTTCTGATTGACTGGAGATACTTCAAACTTCGTGGTGATGTCGGTCATCAATCCACCCGTCTTCAAATGCTCAACGGCTTTTGCCCAACTTGGGTGCTTTGGATTAAGTTCATCACGCTTTGGTGCTGACTGCCTTCCCATTGCTTTCTCACCGTCATCGTCATCGTCAATGTTCAAGTTTAGGATTGAACCGAGTGCATATCTCCGAGCATAGGTGATTGCACTTCCCATTGCTTGTGGATCGTTTTGTTTTGCAACGGGCATCACATAGGATGACTCAATCCATTCGCCTGATTCAGCGTGAATGATTAATGTAGTAAGTGCGTTCCCATCGGGAAACTGACTGATTGCCAAATTGCATTCGCTCAATGGCTTTTGAATGGTGTCCAGTATGTTTGCCAATGACGCATACTTGGATTTGAAGAAAGGATTGCTTGATTCCTTTCCGACCTTGCTCACCGATGCTTGGAATTTTACCAATGCACCGGCAATGTTCTTAATTGATTCGCTTTTATTCATAGAGTTTTTGTTTTTAGAAAAAGTTAGTGCGTTGTCCTATCATAAATAGAACTTTGAATTTAGTTGGTTCAGCATTGAAGAATGCTTCCGAGTTGATGCCGTCAAATTCTTTGATACAACAATCACCAAATCCGCTGGTGGTTGAATTGACATAATCCTCAAGTTCTTCAATGTGGTTTGCGATAAGCCAATTGTCAACGGCTTCAATTGTGTAGACATACTTCTCTTCGCAGATGCGACCTTTCACAGTCAGAATCCATCCGTTGATTGCCAACTCAATCATTGTTGACCTCCCTCAATGCAATCTCGATGACGGCTTTTGCTTTTGGAGAAACGATGTTCCCATCGACTAAATACTTGCGAACGGTTGGAAGTGATACTCCGGTCTTCCGTGCGACAATCTGAAAAAGACCTTGTCTTCGTTTCAGTTTGATTGTTTCAATTGCTTTTGCGTAATCCATAACGACACAAAAGTAAAATAAACAATTCAATAATGCAAATATATTTTGCTTTTAATTATATTTTTATGTCCTCCGAGAATATCAAATCCCCAAAACGAGCATTCAACTCGTTGACCAATTCCATCTGAATGGATTCCGTGAATGCCTTTTCCAAGAATGGTTGTGCCTTTGTTCCGCTTCGGTGAATCTTCTTGGCGATGGCTTTGGCAAGTGAATCGTATGTTTGACCTTCAGCTGGTTTGATTCCTTTCTGACTAATCCAAGTTTTTAACGATTGCCACAAGTACGGAGTGCCTTCAATATGTCCTCCTCGTGTTGGCTTTCTTCCGTATTCGATGAATTCCCAATAATCCTCAGCCAACAAGATTGTGTTGATGGATGTCGGTGACTTGGTGATCTCTCCTGATGCGAAAGATTGTCGGAGTTTGGATGATGCGTTTGTTCCATTGGCATCAAGATTCGCCCAAATTGGCGGAATCACCTTCTTGTTCCACCATTCAACAATTATCTGCTGAAGGAGTGAACCTTGAGATGCGTCACCTAAATAAGTATCAAGTGCATCGGGTAATTTGGATAAATCTATTTGAGCCACATCACAACGCTTAAAATAGTTAGGACTACACTCAACATCTTGTAACTGATTAAAGTGCGTGAGATGGCTTTATTTCGCTTGACAAGGGCATTGTTGTCATCCTTCAGGTATCCGATGTTTGTCTTTTGCTTACCAATGATGGAATCTTGCTGATCAATGATTACGGAATCCGATGTCACAATTTTGCGAAGAACTGTGACTTGCCTTCTCGCAATCGCACCCTTGACCAAATAGTGATTCGCTTCTTGGATTACACAGGTATCAATCAATACTTGTCCATTGCTGGTCAAAGGAATGAGAAACAACAAGAACCACATTTTACAAAGTAGCACTTTTTGGCGATTGTTTTTCTTTGGTTTCAATGAGCTTGTCAAGATACCACTTCGCTTTGTACAAATCTTCCAACCCATTTTTATCTTCGCACCTCCAAATGTATTTGATTATGTTCCCGGTGCAAACTGCGATGATTCCTTTTTTATTGGTGGTTGCTGATTCAATCGCATCAATGCACTAAATTAGTCCTTGCTTATAGTGTTTTGGGTTGACCGCATCCATCGTTTTACAAATATATCATATTCTTCTTCCAGTATAAACGAGTGACCACCGAGCATATAAACAATGCAATATTCGTGATAAGCACTCACCCCAACAATTTGTGCAGAATCAATTGCACCATCTTCAACGATTTCAACGATGTCTGATTCTCCTTCAATCAAACCCATCCAATTATCGTTTTTTTGCTCGTGAACAATTTGAACCTTTAAGATCATATCCGTTTGCGTTTTTTTAACCTTTAGATTGTTTTGTGAGTGTAAGCAATTACCTTCCGATGATCACCTTCACGAACTGGATTCATAACCAACCAACGACCTCCGATTGGCTTTGGCGATGCACCTCGTTCAATGTGCCATCCCTTTGAACCATCCCCGTATTCTTCTTTGTATGCTGATGTACGAATCATCAATATGTCACGCAGATAAACAGTTCCCTTGATTGACAAGGTTTCAACGGTGTAAGTAAGTTCATAGTCCTCGTGAACATGACCCATCCAAATGGCATCGGCATTCTCCACATTCACACTCATTCGATTGTGTTGTATTGTTCCACGAGTGACCGCACCACCACCACCGAATCCGTGCATATACTTCATTGTATACATACAACTTTTGCCGTATTGCTCAAAGGTGTACCGAATCCATCCACCATATCCACCGACCTGAATATCACTTCCCGTTTTGTAGTTTAGCAAAGTGACAAAGCGTTCAATGATGTCAGTTTCTTGGCGTTTGAGAATGTTTGTTTCGTGGTTGCCATATCCAATCAGCTTAATGTTGTGAGCATAGGGCGTGAACCATTCAACGGCAGTTTCAATAATGGCATCAAAGTAGTTTGCAACATTGTGTTCAGGTCGAATGTCTGACTTGCTCTTTCGTGGATCATACGCACCTTGCATCAAACAAAACAAATCACCGTTGATTAGGATGTCGTTGTTCCCGGCAAGTGCCAAATCAAGATGTCGTTTCAGAGTTACCCGGTCACACTTTGGATTGTCCCAATGCAAATCACTAATCAATAGAACCTTCGTTTCTTCAAACGGCTTGTCAATTTTGAGAACATTGTTTTTCTTCATAGAGTTGTGTCAAGTGTACGATGTATCTCAATTGCTTGTTTCAGACCTTCTGACGAACTTTTGAATGTATCAAGGTAGATTGTATCCAAGTGATTGAGATATTTGATTAAAACGCTTCGTTTGATTTTCTCCCTTTCCACGATTCTTTCGTGCATTTCTACCTTCAATAGTGTTTTTAACTTTGGATGTTCGTCAAAATTGAACATCGCCCAAATCACACTACACAGGTACAACGCAACTATTAGTGAGATAAGGAGTGAGAACTTGGAAGTTGATTGCATATCCAGCCAGTATATCAGTTTTTGAATCATAGAATGGTGATGCGTTTCCGTTGATGCTTAATTGAAAGTCACCATTGGCTTGGTTGTTATTGTCGACTAATGCAAATATGTCTGCCATAATTTGAGCAGTATCCGAAAGAACTTCAATTGTGTTGCTCTCAGATTCAAACACACGATCCATCACAATCAATGCAAAGTTGTAGGTCATCAACTTTCCAGTTGACTGCAAATTAAAGCCATCTGGATACAACCAAACCAATGGATAATACTCGACATTCTCAACCGTCAAATTCGACTGCTGACCAACACCAAAGTGACCGACCATCTTATGACTTTCGGCTGCGGTCTGAATCTTTTTGATTATTTGGTTTAATGTCATTTTTTAGGAATTTGAGAAGTTTGGCTTCGTTGTTTTTTTGCCACTTATTTGTCCTCGTGGGGGAAGTCATAGTTGAAGAAACAATCGTCATATCGTAGTGGTAAATAAATGCCTCCGCTGAATGCAGTTGATTTCGGTCTGATGGTGTCAATCGTGTTGCCAGGATTCAAGAATAAAGGATAATCAGTCGTGTTTGTACGGAGATAATCACGCAACCTATTTGCATAGTATTCCGCTTTGTCACGATATCTGCCTTCAATCAATGTCATCTCTTCAACGGATACTGCACGAGCATTGTCAGATTCACGAGATGCAACCGATTTGTTCATCAACTTGAATGTCATTGGCAACATCGCCTCAGTCAAAGTGTAATACTTCAAACAAGGTGCAATGTATGAATCCAAAAGAGTTGTGTTCAAAGCGGTCAATGTAGATGCAAACGCCTGTGTCTGCAATTGGTTATAAATTCCTGAACCAATCACATCACGGATGTAGATTTCCTGAGCTTCTTTGATTGCTGACTTCAGCAACTTATCGTCAACATTCTCATTCAAAGGTGTGTTGTCCTTCAAATAGGTTGTTGATATGAAATATACAAAGTTTGTCATTATTTCAATCTTCTTAATAATTGTTGTTGCCAAATATGACGGCATTGTGGAACATTCACATCTCTCACTGGGTCGTGATACCATCCTCCACGCCTTGACCAAACATCAATTCCCGTTTGTGCTGACATAGCGTCAATATCCGCACGAGAATAAACACGATTGGATCGGTCTATTTGTCGGCAGAAATCACGAGAACCGGGTATAATCATTCCACCTGATATTCCTGGTGCAACTGCGTATTTGTAACGGACAACAATTTCGGTTTGGAGTTGACTGATTTCATCCAATCCTTTTGGGGTTACCTCAAGACCTTGATTATATCCTTTGATCAACTTGGCATCGTTCAATTTTGCAATGGTATCAACCACGACTTGTGGATCAAGTTTGGTTATGTTGACAATATCGCCAACTTGCAAACCTTTATTTTCCTTCAACACATTCAAGATGGCTGATTCAATCGCAGATGCGAAGTCAAACTTCATCGGTTCAAAGTTTTCAGCAGGTTCACCGTATTTCATAAACACCGCCAAGTCACGCTCATCATCCCATCCAAAAGGATTTTGTGAGGACATCGCAACAGGTGTTTTTTCAATCTCTTCAAATCCCAATTCTTTCCGTGCTTCGTTCTGCGTCAAAAGTCCAGCAGTAAACAAGGCAACATAATCAACTCCGATTGGTGGTTTGTTAATTGTTATTAAGCGAACGGGAGAGATGAACTCAAACAAGTAAGTCAAAGTATCATCAATTTTTTGTTGTCTTGGTTCGATGTATGATTGTTGGAACATCTCGTATGCTTCAATCATCTCGCTACGACCACCCAATTGACCCTCTACACGCACTCCAAAGAGCATCGGGGAGTTCACCTTGTGTGCAACAAATATCTCTTGTTGTACGGTCTTATTTAGTAGGTCAAATTGCTTGTCAAAGTCCGATGGTTGCAAGTTACTGATCACCGATTCTTTCTCTTGCGGATCGTTGTATTGGATGATAAGTCCACCGGCATTGTCCGTGCCTTGATAATTCTCTTTGAATCGTCTTGCAGTTGCACGAGCTTCTTCAGGTGTTGGGATTCCCTTGAATAACTGGATATGAGTTTGTGCGGTAAATCCGTTTTTGATTGAGTTCAAATAGTAGTTGGAAATCTCGGTGTCAACCTCAATATATTTTAACGCACCAACATAATCAGGCAAAGGATATTCGCCTTGACCGGGACGATAGAATTGGCAATAATAAAGTGATTTTGATTCTCTTGTCGTTGCATTGAATGGCTGATAGTGAACTTGCTCCGCTTTGCGGTCAGTCCAATCCTCGCAATACACATATTCTCCTTCAAGTCCTTTGCGAACATTCTTGAAAGGGATGTGGTATATTTCAGCAATTGCCGTCTTTGCTTTGTTCCAAATTATCTCCAAGCAATACCCATTGAACAACTCAAGGTCATAAGCAATCTTTGTCTTAACTTGGTTGAGTGTTTCGTAGGCGTTAATCGCTTGAATCTTTGCTTCGGCTTTTGCGATGTCAACGGTGTTTTGTCCGATTACCTTTGTCCCAACTCCAGCAACATACGATGCTTTGCTTGAAACGATGGCATTGTGCTTGGGTGACTTATTGAATAACTCAATTAAAAAATCGGGATACAAGTTGTCAGCACCAAAAGTCACATATCCTTTCGCCTTGTTTTCCTTGAAAACGGGGAGGACATTGTCGTGAAAGTTGATTCTTTGGAAGATCATTGAAAGTAAATAGCAACTTAAAGTGATTGCAACATACTAATCAAATCGGGGTGGGGATAAACATCAATTTTATCTGCACGAACTGAGTTGTGAGTATACACTCCATTCTTGTTTGACAAAGCTCTTTTTGTCACCGACCAAATGTCCTCGTGATAAGTCAAGTCGATAGCGTATTTGTCACGCCACAACAACAACAATTCTTTGACTGATGCGATTTGTTCTTTTGTGTAGTTCTCGAAATAGGTATATCCCTTGAATGGCTTGTCAAGTTTGCATACATCTTTTACCTCCTTGCCTACATAATTGATGAACTTGCCGTTCTTCTCTACCAAGTACCCCCAATTGCAAATCTCAATCCCGATGGATGTCTTGTCAAGTTTAATGAATGGCAGTCCTTGAAAGTGTGATGTCTTCAGGCCTAAGTGATACGCCCAAAATTTGGAATCATAACCTTGCACGATTTCACCCGTGCGACTTATCGCAATGCAGGTTGCAATGTTTACTGGATCAGTATCCCAAAATTCAAAGGTTGCAACTCCGTCAGCACCTCCAGCAGTATGGTGCAAATAGATTTGTGACTTTGGACATTCCTCTTTGTAGAATCCGTTGAACTTAACTTGTTTCATCGGTGAAGAAGTTTGTGATGAACTTTCCAATTCCACCAGCGATGCCGATAATCAACATCAACTTGGGATGGTCAAGGTTCAAACCAGCAACAAACAACGATGCACCGGCAATAGAATCACCGAGCACTCGGAATCGTTTTGGTGTAGGTTCAAAATAACCTTTTATCCTTGTCCTTTTTTTGGTTTGCACGACTTGTGTTTATTTTGATGTTTGGTATGTCTACGGAGCTTATTCTTTGGCTTTGCTCTGAATGTGCTGATATTATTTGCCTTTGCCATCTATCGCATCAATTTTCTTTGCGTAGTAACGAATCGCAAACAACCCCGAAACAATACCAACAAGAGCCAAAGCAAGTGCAAACACGGGTTGCCAAGTATTCGCAAAGTGCAACACCGCAGACGAGCAAGAGATGCCCGTTGCGATGTTAGCAAATGTATCATTTTGGAGATGCTTCACTTATAAAGTGATTACTTCAATTTCGTTCGGGTAGATTAAATCCAACGCATTGAATACGGCAGTAGTCAACAACACTTCTGCTGACTTAGTTTCGTAATCTGCAACGCTTAACTCCAACCCACTAAAAGTAGTGTTAAAATCTTGAATGCCTTGAATCGGTGCTTTGCCTTCTGCAAATGCTGATGCACTTGCAAAAACAAAGGTTGAGATTTGGGCGGGAATGATTCCGTCTTTTTGACTTTTTACATCGGCGTAACCTTCTGCGATTACACACACTGAACCTGATGGAATTGACAAGCCACTTGTTAGATTTACGCTTGTATTGATTTGTATTGATTTCATATTTTTAGATTGATGTTATTGCTTCCCAAGCCGTTGTAAATACATTTAACTTGGCGGTTGTTGTGTTGTAAATCATCAATCCTTCTGCAGGTGATGTGATAGCGTTTCTTTGGGTAGTTGTCATTCGTGGCGGTAAAAATCCTCTATCTGTTGCGTTTATTTGTACAGCTGCTGATCCATTTAATGTACCAGCACCAACAATAAATAATGGCATACTAATATCCGCAGCAGTAAACGCTTTTATTCTATCTAAATACAAACTAGTACCGCCCGATTGTGGCATATAAATTTGCCCATTGTCAAATACTTGAAAAGCCGAAGCAGCCGCACTATTCTTCACCAAAAGCGATGTCGTGGCGGAGGTTGAGCCGCTGCCTGTAATTGTTGCGGATGTTGATGCACCAATTAATAATCTTTCATAAGAACCACCCCCAACGCAAAATCTATGTTTTGCTGAATCATAAGAACCACTTCCATACAAATCCAAAGTCGTGTTATTAGCATTGTTCCAAATTCTGAAACCAATATCAGATTCTCCAATCCCACTTGTTCGTGTTGTTATGAAATTTGTTCCGCCATTACGTAAATAGATAATAGATGTTAATGGTGCTGAAATCTCCAATGCCGTTGTTGGCGCATTTGTTCCAATCCCCAACCTTTTATTTGTGTTATCCCAATTCAAGCCAGTTGCGCCACCAATCTGCAATGCAGTTGTTGACAAAGAAAGCATTGTATCAGTTCCTGCACCATCGCTGATTGCTTTTAGCGTTCCTGAAATTGCAGCGTTATCACCAAATTTAAGTAATCCGGTGTAGGTTGCCGATGGCGTTAAGCCACTTAAAGAAGTTCCCATATTATGTCCAAGTATCAGTTATATTTTCCCAAGTTATTGTATTCAAAAGTTGCCATTCAGTTGTAGAAAAAACGACAACCGGAGGAGTTCCACCCGATATGCCGAAGCGATTTCTACCAATGCCAATGCCAAATCCTACAATCATATGTTGTACATAATTACCGAACCACTTGCAAGAGTGATTGACGAGATGTAGTTATCTTCGCTCACGGGAATGAACATTGATTGCTTCAATGTAACGCCACTCAATCCCAAAGACGATAGAAGTGATGCACCTGACTTGTCAAGTATTGCACTTACTACGGCATCAGCATTGACGATAAAACCACGAAATGCACCCGTGTTTGCGCTTGTGTTTGACACGACTTTACATCCAGTAAAACCCGCCATAAATTCATTTGAACTACTCATATTGTGTGTATTTTTTCAGTTAAGTTTGGTGTGTATTGTGTTACGCTTGATGTTGTTTCTACTTTTAAGATACCGATTTCACAAAGTGTTCCACCGCTGGTGCTTACACTATATTCGTGTTCGCCTTCCAAGAGTGTTCCCGTTGTTCCTTCAATGAATTGGAATTTGTTGTATCTCTCCGTTTGTGTGCTGACATCGGTCAAGGTTCTTGTTAAGACCGTTTCCGTTTGTCGGTGAGTGAAGGTAAATACATACGATGCTGCACTTGCTTTCTCCGTCAAAGTCAAGTACCAAAATTTCGTTTGCAGTTTATTAATTACCAACATCTATACAAAATAGCGACTTGAGTTTTATGTAACAAAAAAGGGTGAGCAAATGCCCACCCCCTTTCTCTATGAATCAAGCGTACTTAAATTCCTAATGTAGTAACCACCGATGCTTGAAGCAAGAACGGTGCTTCGGCTTCAATTGCAGATAGAGTTACTTCGTATCCAGTAGAATCACCCATTGCAGT